CATCCATTTCTTTCCGATACTATGTGCATCAGTTCCCAAAAGTCTTTTGATAAACTTGGACGAAAAATCTCTTATACTATCAATCTCCCTTACAATTGCTCGAAGCTCATCCTGCCCTTGCTGGCCAATACGGATAACTTCTTCAAAGCTTCCTGTTCCATCCATGCCCCCAAGGTCTATACTTAAGGTTCTATCCCCTTTCCTGAGAAATTCTAGGGTGTCATTCCTAAGAACATCAAGAAGACCTCTAGATACTGAAGTATTATTAAATGTGAAGTTTCCGTTCAAGAGCTTCTCGAGCATGACTATAGTACTTGCTTCTCCTGGCTGGCCTTTAAATTTTTCCGATATCCCAATAGCCTCTGAAACAGTTGACTTAGCGTGACCAAGGTCTGAATATTTCCTTATCTCCTTCTGAAACTCAGTTGCCCTGCCCATGAAGTTGGTAGTTCGCGAAACCATATCATCCAGTTTTGTTGCAAATATAGCAGCTTGCTTGTGAGCCCCTTCTCTATTTCTTAGCTCCTGGAATGTTTGCTTGATGTTAATCTGGTCAGCAGCCTTCCCAAACTGAGACTCAACGTACATATTGTCGTGACCTTTTGCGATGGCGTCTAATGCGTTATCGGCAGCCTTGCTGTCAAAAACCCAGTTAATGGGCATGGAGGCAAGCTTCTTTCCACCTTTAGCTATTCCTGCTGCTGCTATAGGAGCCCCGAGAAATACTCCAGGGATAGCAAGACCTAAACCAGTACCAACGCCTACGTTGTAAAGATAGTTAGTGGCAATCTCACCCCATTCTCGATCCTTCTTGTAATCCTTAACAACATCGTGAAGAGAATATCCAGCACTGTAAACAAGTGCCTCTGCGCCCATTCCACCCATCCGGGCAGCAAGACCTCTTACTCCAGACTTCTTTAATTGCTCTTCTGCGGCCTCCCCAAGAAGCTTCATTCCCATCTTGGTTTGAACACCTTTGCCGAACTTATCTACCAAGTGCGGGGGTAGATGCTTGGCAAGCTTTCCGGCAGACTTAAGTAATGACTCAGCGCCCTTCTTCCCCATTGGGGTCTTGGCTAGAAGTCTTGCCATAGCAGGAGCACCGGCAGCACCGGTCGCACCTCCGGTTGCTGGCGATAATGCTAAAGCTGCGATGGTGGTCAATATGTCTGAGCCAAGCATCCAGCCAGGATTGGCGTCCATAATGCCAGCGGCTTCATCGCTAACGAGTCCGGCAATGGCAGGAATTACCCCAACGCTTAATGCACCAGCGGCACCAAGGGCAGCCGCGGTTCCTTCTCTGTTACCGTAGTCTCTTTTAGTTCTATATTCGGAAACCGCCTTCTCGTTCATATATGAGCCAGCGCCTTGAAGGACGTATCTTTTTGCGTCCTCCCTGCTCATAAAGTTGGCTATGCCCAAGCCTTCGGGATCTTCCTTGTCGGTTACGTGGATTGCAGTTTCTTCATCGGCGAAGTCGTAACGACCACTTCTTAGGTAGTCGTAGATATCGTTATCATCAACCTCACCAATGGTGTCTGTATTTAGATCTACTAATCTAGCCACGTTAGATTCCTAGCCCTTAAATTGGTTTCCCTGAAACATTGGTAATATTTGCTTTCCCTGCTGCTTTCTTAGCATCTCTAACCAATTTCTCGGTTGGTACTTTTTTTGGCTTGCCCGAGCCTACAGCTTTAAATCCTTTTGACATCTCTTCATCTGTCCTTCCTTGGGATAGGGCATCGCCACCCAAGGACTCAATAAGCTCTTGCATGTACTGATCCTGCCTAATGATGCTTGCTCTGTCAGTCCCCATTGCTGCAATGTCTCTCATGATCTTCCACTTGGTTTTATCATCCATCAGATAGAAAGCATCCATCGCGCCTAGTCTTGTTGCTGTCCAAGCCCTCTGAAGTTTCCACTTACCAAGTTCATCATTTTCGATAGTTGGGATTGTAAGCATAGCTCTGAGCTGTTCATTTTCGGCAAGATTACCGACATTGCCCTGCATTTTTGCGAGGCTTGCCGCCAACATCTGCCGCATCTCGCTTAATACGGCTAAATCTTTTTGTGAGTCAGTCAATTGAAATAGTTTAAATACGCCCTTTGTGGCTAACCACTTCTGAGCAAGATCTGTATCTCCGGACATTCCCCATCGAGTTGACGCCTCTTTTATCTTAAACATCAGCGCAAACATCTGATGCTTCATGCTGCTCTGTTTATTCGTTAATCCTTTATTTGCCTTCGCCCTTGCTCTAGCCTCAGCCCCTCCTGCTGCAATAATAAGACTTAACCCTTGAGCTTCATGAGAGACTAACTTGTCATAGTAGCCTGTTGTCAGAGCTAGCTCTGTCTGCTTGCTTCCATATATTAGCCCCGATACCTCTTTCTTCAGCGCCGCTATTTTTTCTTCAGTCTGCTGCTTTATTAGCCGAATCGTATGCTGAGACTCTCGCATACCTTTTTTTCCAAATTCAGCCTCTTTTTGATCTAGCTGGCTAAGGTAATGCTCAAAATAGGCGACTCTCGTTTGCTTTACTGCCGCTACATCATTGTCGAGAACGTCTCTCATTTGTCCGAGATAGGAAATGTCTGCGTTCATCTCAGACTGGGCACCAGCAAGAGCAGACTCCTGTGCTTTAATATCCATATTGATAGCACCGGTAATCATATCCCAAGCCATTAAGGGGAAGGTCTTGCCTTTTTTCTTTAATGCTGTTTTTGCAGTCACCGCTATATTTGCAATCAATGCCAGCACTGCACCAATGGTTAGGAGTGTCTGACCAGTAGTCGCGGTTCCATCATCATTGATCCAAGCAAACATGCGATAAGGATCTGGACGATTTTCCTTTATCCATTGTCTTCTATTTTTAAGGTTAGTTATGATATTATCGGCGTCCTTTTTATAGCCTTCCTGAAGCTCGTTTATCTTCTTCTGCGTTGCCTCGATGTTTACTTGATTAGCAATCTCCCCATCGCGTTTTGCGAGAGCTAATTGTTCTTGATTCCAGGCTACGTTTTTGTCGGCCTCTAGCTTGTGCTCAAGGGATGCTTGGGCTTTCTTTCCCCAGTCCCTAATATCTGCTTCTTTGACTACCTGAGCAGCTTTAGTGTCCCTATAGGCTCCTGCTACTGCTGCCTGAAGACCTTCTTCTATCTTGCGCTTATCGAAAAGCTCTTGGGCCTGACCTAATAATCCATCGGCATACTTCTTACCGCTGCCCTTGCCTTGACCAGCACCTATAATTTTTCCATCCTTATCTCTAACAACCTCACTATCTTTTGTTGCCTCTATTGAAAACGCAGATATGGGAGGAAGCAATTCCTTGGTAATAGGATCCATGTACTCAAGCTTTATAAGTCGCCGCTCTGCTTCGTCAGGGTCGTGTCTGAAATGCCAGTGCTCGTACCTGCCTTCTCCGTGCATAATTCCGCGACTTAGGTTTGGCTCACTGTTATCGCCGCCTGGACCAAATTTATTATAATATTCTAAGTCATCGCCAACAGGAACCCAGCCGTTAGCCAGAGCGTTATATGCGTGATTCTCTGTTAAGAACTTCCCTACCTCGCTTGCCCTGAATGCTCTGTTAGTTGGTGCCTTGCCTTTGGGCGTGTATCCTGCTCCTGGACCGTCGATCTTCTCGAGAAGGTCTGCTTCCTTGGTAAGCATGAAGTGAAAATCAATGGCGCTTGGAACGCCTCCACCTTGCGCGTCTAGGTTATGATCGCTTCCCCAGAGTTTCCTCAGCATCTCAGGCTTAATGTTTTCCTTTGTTCTGGGAAGTCCCTCAGTAAAGTAATGAGCATACTGATCTGGATTTTCTATAATCCTATCTCTAGGATCTTCTCTAAACCCTCCATGTTGAGGATTCGCCTGGAGTTGAGATCTTTTAATTCCGACTGCGACACCAGCTTCTATCAAGTTTCGCTGTCCTCCCGCATATGGGTAAGCAATGCCAAGCTCCTGGAAAGTACCATCGCTCATTTCGATCGAAGTTACACTTGGGTCTGGAACGGATATTCTCCTGTGATCTTTAACAGGAGGCTTTTCCTGCCCTTCAATATATCCCTTGTTAGGATCTCCCAAGTATTCGTCAGCCTCTGTCTCAGGGTCAGGACGTAAAACAGCTTCATCTGTGGGTGTTTTAATAAACTCCTCGCCTCTAGCTAATGCTACCGCATCTTTTGCAGCCTTGACGAGATTAGCTTTCTGGGCATTTGTTTGCTGCTTCTTTGGATCTGGAAATCTCCACCCAGCAACCAATTCCCCTGCCTTCCGATCAGACCAATCCTTAATGTAGGGCTCCCCAACTGTCTCAGCGAGAGTCTTTCCACCCATTGGCCATTTTGCCTGCTCAAGAATCCCCTCTGTGGATACAGGCCCCCCTCCCTTAATTATTTGCGGAGTAGGGGAGAACTTGGTCTGCTTTGGCGCAGGGCCTATTGTTGGCCCCTTGGGAATCCCAAGCAGATTGGTCAATTTATCTCTGTACTCTTGAGCAAGCTCTTCTTTTCCGTCTTTTTCAAGCCTACTTATAATAGTTAAAAGCCTTTGCTTTTCCTCTTCCGCCATTACATTCCTCCTCCAACAAGAAGTTCAATTTGCTTAAGGCGTTCATGTAAATCACCCAAGGCAGAAATCGTATTAGATTGAGGAGTACTAGGCCCGCCAGGGCCTCCTTCTGAAGCTTCGCTAGAAGAAATATTTTCCAAGAAATCATAGGAATCATTGGCAGGAAGTTCTATTTGAGGAGCGCCTACTTCAAGTGCCTCTCCTAAAGGATCTTGCATCTGATGAGATGGGTCATCTTCAGGCCCGCCAACATCCCAAGATCTACTCCCAGTCTCTCCAGTCCTTCTACTCATCCGGTCCTCATAAGGAAGAGCGTTATAGTCCTGATCTCTCTCTTCAATGAATGACAATGGATCAGACTTCAATGCTCCAGGTGAAGCTGGTCCCATTGATGAAGATACCATTTGCTGAGGGTTTGTTGTTCTCACTCCAGGCTTAGGGCTAATTGCATCATGCAATTCACCAGCTCCCCATCCACCAAGAGCAGAACCTATTGTGGACAATGCAGGAGCCGCGAGAGGAGCAGCAGGGCCAGTCATTAAGCCAGCAGCCTTCCCAGCGGCGCCGCCTAATGTAGCACCCGCTCCTGCAGCAGCGCCTTTAGTTGCGGCATGCTTAAGTCTTTCTTTCTGAGATACCGTCTTATTGTCATCAAGAGCCTCTTTTGCCACCCCTGTTGTTGCACCTGCTAAGGCACCTGCTGAAGTGCCGCCTATCTTATCTGAAAGGAGCTGTCCTGCTTTTTGGGCTAAAGTGGCAGTAGCTTTACTTTTCATTATGTTGAGTGCAGCAGCCCTTCGCTCTTTGCTATTTTTGGCTGAACCTAGCTGATAGGCTCCAGCCCCCATAACTAGCCCTCTGTTGATCCAATCAATCTTTGCGTTAATCTCATTCATTGCTTCATTTCTGGCATCGACTTCTATTTGATCTGGGTCTACTTCCTTATTAAGAGAAGGTTTTTGCCCATGATCAAACTCAAACTTCGTTGGGCGTTCTCTGTAGTCGTTAACAGACGGAATACTTAAGATATCGTCCTCTGGACCACCAGTGTCGTAGTAAGAGGGATCGTCTTCAGGTCCACCTGTATCTTCCTCATACGGACCTAAGTCATAAAAAGCTCGGTATTCTTGCTTCTCCTCATCAGTCATCGTGTCCCAGGTTTCTTGGGGCATGGTTGAACTAGGAGTTACTGAGTCATAACCTGGCGTTACCCCTTCGGCTGACTGGCTTGATGGACTATTATCCCAATATTGGTCCTGAAACTGACCTTCCTGGGTATACCCTGGAGTGTATGGAGCAGGATCCGTTCTTCTCCAGTCTGACTCCTGCATGCGAGTTACGTCTATTGCTGTTTGAGAATCTCTGTCAGTCTTCCAATATTCATGGGTTAACTGCTCCTTAAGCCTTTGTAGCTCAGCCGCTATTTTAGCCTCTAGCTCTGCTCCTCTAAGGCCCATTTCCTCGTACTTGGCAGTTAGTTCATCTCGGTGCTTTTGAAGGTCAGACTCAACCTTCTTGTTGATCTCGAACTCTTTCCCTTCAAGAGTTGCCTTCGCCCCAACCACTTGAAATTCCCGGTCCAAGTTTTTCTGGATAAAATCTTTCCTGGCCCCCTCTGATTCCGCCACTGCTGTTCTTGCTCCTAGCCCTACATTTTGGCTTCCTCTGACTCCCGCCATCCTTGCCATAATAGATCGCTGAAGAGCATCATGCTGTCCTTGCATTCCTCGTGTCCAGTCACCGCCAGCCATCTCCCCAAGGGCTGTTGTGCCAACTCCCTGTGCTCCCTGTGCTCCAAATTGTTGAGAACGTGCACCTAGTTCTGACGTACGATCATCGGTGAATGATGTGTCTACCGATGTAGGCGGCCTAGGAGTGGCTCCTGGTCTGCCAGGGGTATTTGTATGCCATTCAGGAGGCGGTGATGTTGGCGCGGTCTGAGGTGAGACTGGATCTGTCAGCCCTGTTCCTGTTGGAACTGGTCTGCCGGGATTCTCCATAGGGTTTCCAGGAACTCTGTCAAAACCCGGTGCCCTTTTTTTATCTACCATAATTATCTCCTAGCTGTTAGAGCCTATCGTTGAAGTGCTGTTTAGTTTTGCGTTAGCTTGCTTATATCCGTCAGCGTTAAGCCCCATCTCCAGAGCTATCTCAGTAATAGTATACCCTTCATCGGTAGACCCTGCATTATCCGCATCAACAATCTCAAACTGAATTGCTTGGCATTTTTGCTTACTCAGGTGTCCTCTGAACTGAAGAACGGCATCAGTCGCAGTGGCGGTCGAGAATGTGTAGGAATCCACAACCGTACTTGCATCGTAGTCGTAGTAGACATTGACCGTTAGCGTATGCTTATCAATAGATTCTCCCAGGACATGGAAGGCATAAACCCTTTGATAAGACTGTATCCCGGCTAAGTTTACCCAGGCAGTCTTAATCTTCATCGGAACATAAACGCTATTATCTTTATAGTTGGTGTTCTCTGTGTAGACCCTTGGGTTTTTGTTCGACACATGATGTAAGAGGCTTATGTATAATCGCTTAACATCCTTAACGGAGCTAAGGGCGAAAGATCCACCTGCTCCTGCGTCGTAAGTGTCGAGAAGATTATCAACTCCCCACTGACTTACCCCGAAGTTAAAGCTAATTATCTTTGCCCCCGCTGCGGTTCCATCTATCTGATTAAGAAGAAACAAAACCGTTTCCTGTTCAGGCATCACCACAACATCTCTAACCGTCAAGGGAGTTCCCCCAGGTGGATTTAAAATATTCTCAATAGCTGCCCCCTCATGAGTAATGGCAAGGTTGCGGCCAAGGAGATAAATTCTTTTCCCGGTCCCATTATCGGAAACAAAGAACAAGCCATTATCAGTAAGCTGGATAGGAGATCCCTTGGTTGCGCCAATAAGACTGGGGATCTTCTTGATGTCATAGAATCCTCCAGAGCCAAGATTATCAGGCCCCTCTCCTGCGACCATGTATATTGATCGCTGTGTAAATATAAAGAGGTTTCCATCCATGCTGCCAAGTGCAGTTGGAGGATCTGAGATATTGTTCGGAGTCTTTATGTAGAGGGCTTCATTAAATGCAGCACCAAACCCATCGTTCACTAGCTTGCTATAATAAACAACATCATCCTTGCCTATGACAAACACTCTGTCTCTGTGAGCAATGACGTATCTTGCCGAAGTAGGAGGAGGTCTATTAGCAAGCTCCCCTGAATCAGTGTAGAGAAACTTCCCTGTTGCGGCTACAGCATCCGTGATGTTGTCCTCTACCGTAATAATATCGCTCCCCTTATCAAGAGAAATACTCATTATTTGATTATAGAGAGAGCCTCCGGTTTGAGTCCTATAGATTGCCGCACTTACTCCATCTTTGTATGGCTGCTGAATCCACGGCTGAGGGTGGAACCCGCCATAATCAAGGCCCGTTATCGTTACGTTTACTTTCTCATGGGTAGAGTCATACGTTACTTCAACAGAGTCAGAAGGCTCGCTCTGGTGAAGATTGCCTTGTGCATCTACCCACTCATACACAACCTTGTAGAATAGCTTACCATATGCACCGTCGGCGGAAGTACCAACAGCACCGCTACTTGAACTAACAAGTGCGGCTGCCACCATTGGCCGCTCAACAAAATTTAGTGCATGGAATTTTTTGCCATCGTACTGAAAGAGCCCCTTATCTGCCACATAAAGAATATCGTGAAGCATTCCTTTGCTTGCGGCAGGGATATCAATTCTTTCTTCATTGTACCGCCTAAAGTCAAACAAGGTGGTGATTGAATTAAGCACCAGTGTTCCGGCTGTTCCAAATCTGTCAAAAGAACTGCCAACAGGAATAGCAACGGCGGAGCCATTTAGATGCTCAGTGCTTAGATCGGTCACAGAGTCAGACTGAAATATATCTACATTAAATTCCTCGTCAAAAGTAGAGAGAGGTAGGTGATCTCTTCTCCACCCAGGGCTGAAGGAGTCGTAAAGATAGGTTCCATCAACCTGAATTCCGAAGACATTAACAATGCCACCGGTCTTCTTAAACTCTAGCTGAGTCATCGTTCCGGAGCCGCTTGCAACAATATCAAATAAATCGTGTGCAGATGTTGTGGTGAGACTCGTAAAGCCTCCTGTTCCATTCAGACGCCACTCAATTGCAGCGCCAGACGAATTAACCCCAAAGAAAACTTTAACACTAGAGCTGTAGATAATTGGTGGCTCAAATGTCACAGACATCGTTTGCCCTGAGATTGAAGAGCATGGATTTGTGAATGTTGCACCGGTGAAGTTATTAAACATGTTCTGAGGAAGGCTAGCTGCACTAGTATTCATGTTTGTTACATTTGCGCTGAACCTTCCAGGGTGATCATTGGTATTCGTTTCAAAAAGCTCTATTGACTTTATGGCCTGATCTGATTGATTTGCGACCTCGGTATTGTCAGCGTGAGTAATCCCAAGCGATACAGGGCCTCTGCCTAGCGCAAACAAAAGTCTTGAAGACTGTGATATAAATTTAAATGTTCCAAGAGCGCTTTTTGAATTAGCATGGATACTGTCAATCTGGAATATTTTGCAGACAGTCCCGGTAGTCCCGCCCATTGTCTCGTTACCAATTTCAAAATAAAGCTGAACATCATCCGTAGAAGTTGTTCTTGGGTTAAGGCTGTCTCTAAAGATACATCTAATAAAGTTATTGCTGCCAACGTCTGCTAGAACTTCATCATTGCTAGAGCCACCCTCTGCCGATGTGATTAGATGAATGTTTGAATCATCCTGATATGCTACCGATAGTTTATTGGCATGTGATCCTGTAACTCTTGTTCGATGAATCGCAATATGAGAATGAAATGTCCCATCAATTTGATGCTCCCAAATAGAGCTGCTTAAGGTGTTCTCGGGTGTTGTAAGCTGATAATGTCGAACATAAGTATTTCCGCCTGTTGCAAAGGTAGCTGCAATATTTATTTTAAAGACATTATAACTATCACAAACATCGAAAGATGCAGTGCTTAACTCATAACTGCCTCCAACCGTTAGCGGATAATTAGCAGATGCAAAAATCTCTGTTCCTGCCTTGGTTGTTGCCCCTGCCGAATCTTCAACGACGATCGGGTTTGTTGTAGGGTCAACGACCCAGACCTTGAAGGCCCCTTCATCCTCACCAAATATATAAAACTTGCCAGCTCCCATATTCCAGACCGGCTTCATTCTTCGGCCATTGTTCCCCGAGAACTCTGCGGCACCAAGCTTTATGTCTGACTCAATTACGGAATTAGTCTCTCTATCGACAATAGAGAATCTCTTATTGTAAACCTTCTTATTGTTGGTCCTGTCCCAGTCAACATCGACGAAGGTAACACAGGCCCACTTTCCATCATGGCTAATTGCGGTGTTTGAATCTTCCTGCCTTACGACAGAGCCCTTGGATACAGGGATTGCCGAATAATCAATCCCCTCCGAGAATCCTTTGTTACCGATAAACTCTCCAGAGCCATAGCTATAAACAGAGCCAGCGGTTACTGTCCCTGAAGATGCCCTGTCTCCAATGATTGTGTTTCTGGCAACTACTGAGTTCTTGTATTCCACAACATCGCTAGCGGCCTTATCCACAAGGGAATACCCATTGCGCTTATCAATCGCCCCTATCTTAGAAAACCTACCATTCTCAAGAGTAACAAGATGCTCCGGTGGCAAGATCTTGTGATCTACCTTCCCTTGAACACCATTCGCAAATTTAATACTGGATTTATGTTTTCTTAATGGCATTTAAAATATCCAAAATGAAACAGTTAATTCGTTACCACCTAGTATGCTCAAGCTGTAATAAAGAGATTCATCACTACTTGCTTGAGGAACAAAATGATCAAAGGTCTGGATAACTCCTGTCTTCTTATTTCTAATCATGACAGGGAAGGCCCCCTTAAACTTTCGACCTAGACCATGACCCACTGCCACCGTAGTCCCGCTTGGAACATCAACAACAATAAGCTTGCCATCCAGAATCTCTTTATCCTTAAGAAACCCTACGGACTCTTGGAGTATCGACTGATGCCTATTCGCAACCTCATTACCCCCATATTGCGAATCAAATCGCTTCATCTAAAAGCTCGAAGCCAACCAGAGCGTGTGCCCGTTAGTTCATCAGAAATACCTCCTGGTTCACCGGCATCTCTATTGGCTGCTGCTTCCTCAATTCTCATTCTAATTGCTTCAAGCTCTCGCTCAATAACAGTAGTACTAAGCTCTTCTTTTTCCTTCATCTTATAAACTGCGGTGACAATTGCGTACTCTTCCCAATTTGACATAATGAAACTGTTAATCTCGTCATCGTCATCTTCAAGGTCTGAGAATGCAGGAACATACCAAAGCTTAATGGTTGAAGTTGTGTTTGGCTCAGGAATGAATTCAATGCCATTCCCTCTAATTTGATACTGGTAATCTGTGTAACCACCACGACCAGTGATTGCAGTAGCCACATATCTATCACGTTCCTGAAATGAGAATCGACGGACCCTGATTGTCTCCCCA